TGCCGCCGCGAGTTCTGGATGCAGGAGGTGGAGTGATGGAACGACTGACGGAAAAACACTATCTTGGCACCGACCATTACATGAAGTGTTCTGGTAATTGCAATGTGGACATGGATTGCATAGATTGCCCATCGTTTGACTGTCTGGTTGAACGCCTCGCCGCCTACGAGGACACGTGGCTGGAACCGGAGGAAATCACGGCAATGCAGCAAACATTGGATGAGTACCACAAGGTAGCTGACCCATTGCTAAGGGCACAGGCTGACGGTCGGCTGGTAGTGCTGCCATTTACCAGGGGGCGCACTTTGCTATGCGAGGAAAACATCGACAGCCCGCGACTTATGAAGGATGTAGAGCTTGCAATTCGCTATTGCAGCAGTTGCGGAATTGTGTTTTACATGGGTTACAATGCGTTCTGTGATCTGGTGAAACATGGGAGAATTACTGCGGTAAGCGAGGAGACGGAGAAAGCATTGGAGGCGATGAAATGAGTCGGCTATGGAATTGGTGCGCATTCTGCGGAAAACGCATCGAAATGGGCGAAAAGTGCTACGGTTTGCCAAACGGAGAGAGCGTCTGCACCGATTGCTGTGTTGCAGAGAACGATGGCGCGGCTGTATCCGACGAGGAGGAAGAACAGGAGGACGACAATGGCTGAATACATCGAGCGCACGGAAGAACTCATGCTTGCCATGAACGCCGGGGCGAGAGCAATTGAGAACACGAAACGATATCATAGTTCTATTTACACCAAGGATGTGTTTTCGGAGAGCCCACAGGAAATCCCATACTTGCAGGCCGCCAAAGTGTTGCGGGAAGTAAGCGATGCTCCCGCCGCTGATGTGGCCACGGTGGTACATGGGCGAAAAATTGAAGACGGAGACATAGGGTGTTTTTGGCTGTGCTCTCTGTGCGGCGAATGTTTGCCGTATGGTGCGAATTACTGCCCCAACTGCGGGGCAAAGATGGACGGAGGTGGTGAGGATGCGGCTGATTGATGCGGATGCGCTCCCAAAACTGTTAGATGCCGAATATAAACAAACGATGAAACTGATATGGGAAGGGGAAAAGCACCTTGACAATTTAGCAGAGGGGTTTACGGAGGCCTCCCACATAGCGAAATATATTGCCCCCACCGTTGACGCTGTGCCGGTGGTGCGGTGCAAGGACTGCAAGTACAGTTGCAAAGATGGAAATGGACGTTCCTGCGAAGGCTATTGGTATGAGCTGAGCGAGTACGATGTCACAGTAAAGGACGATGACTTTTGCAGCTACGGAGAAGGGAAGGACTATGATTAAAGACAGCGGAGAAAGAACAAAGTTTCCAAGCGGAGCACTCCGGGATATGCACACGGGCAAGGGACGGATGGATTTGCTCCCTTGGTTGGCTATCATGGAAGTGTCGAAGCACTGCGAGGCGGGTGCTTTGAAATACGGGGAGCATAATGTCGATAAAGGAATCCCAACCCACAGTCTGTTAGATTCCGCCATTCGCCACGCAGCAAAATATTTGGCGGGCTATGTAGATGAGCCGCACCTTGTAGCTGCGGCGTGGAACCTACTGTGGGCGATCGAGATGGAGATTGTCCATCCTGAATGCGTGGACACTCCGTGGAGGGCAGCCGATGGCGAATAAAGACGCAATGCTGGAAGCCTTGGAGGAAATCGAGAACGGTATGTGCCGCATTAAGGAGCGACGGAGCATTTGGCAGAATAGCCTTGTATATGCACTCTGCCAAGCTGTGCGGCTGCTTCTGATGGACAAGATCAAGGAGGGACGGAAATGAGAATTGACGGCAAAACCCTGCCCAACAACCCCATGAAAGCGTACCAGCAGGGAAAGCTGATAGGGACAAAGCAGAATATGGATTTGGTATCCGAAGTGCTGCTTACAAAGTTTGGATTCCATGTGCTGGAGGAAACGCCGGACAGTCACGATACCATGAGCATTGAGTATCTGCAAAAGTGCCTTGTGAAGCTGGTGAATGCAAAGAACAGCGGCTATGTGACCAAGAAAGACATTGCGGACGCTCTGCGGAGCGACTACAAACTAATCAACAACGCAGAGTGAGGAGGCGGGCATGAGCCGAAAACAAACACTGCCGTATGATGTGCGGCTTGAGTGCATCGCCTATGTCAGAGGTTATCCTCGGAGAGTACAGGCATACAACGATGCGCGGAGAGAGATACTGAGCGGCGGAAGCAGTGCAACGGAGGGAATGCCCCGCTCTCCAGGCATTGGTAGGCCGTCCGAAAGCAAGGCGGAGCAGCTTGCCGCAATAGAAAACTGGCCGGAAACCAAGAAAATGCGGGCAGTGGAATACGCCATAGATCGATGTGGGCGGGATTTGGAGAGTGAGAGCATCCGCAAACAGCTTACACAGGGGATCATGCGCAACTGTCAGGGCAAGCACAAGTATTCCCGCAACAAGATTGTTGTTCCGGGGATAAGCGAAGCAACATTCCGCCGGAGAAAAGAAAGATTCCTGTTCGACATTGCTACATATTGTGGTTTCGCAGGAAAAGATGAGCCAAATTCCACCTAATGATGTGCTACAATAGGTACAGTGGATGATAAGGCATAGTCATCCACCCGTCTTTCCACTCAACCCGTTTCCTCCATCTTATGCGCCGCCGGTATTGGGCGCACCTTTTGGCACCGAAAGGTCATACCGGCACAAACAGCCTGTAGGGAAACCTACGGGCTGTTGTTATATGCCGTGCGCTCGTTGCACCCCGCGATCAGGGGCGGGAGGTCGCACCTCCCACACGGCACAAATATATGCGGGCGGAAGCTGGGAGGAATCAACTCCGATAGTAAAATTTCGGGTTCGCAGGTTCGAATCCTGTCGCCTGCACAAGAGGCCGGGTAGCACCCGGACACTGTGAGACCGTTGTCGTCATGGCTCACATGAAAATGACAATGCTTGCTGAAAACTGCGCGTGAGGATGCGTCCTCCTTGCCATGACCGAACAGCGGCGCTTGAGATGCTTGCGGGGCCTCAAGCGGGCATGAGCGTGTGACAATCTAAGCGGGAAGACGGCCAATATGCGGCATAGGTGCCCCGTAAGGGGAGACCACAGCGAGTGACGGGGACTTTCCCTGAAGCGCTAAAGCAGGGCAGGACTGCAATGCCGCACCAAAAGCGGAGAGCCGCTGCCGTGGGCAAATGGCATAGCGCCTGCCCGGAAGTGCGGCTATGCGCTGGCAGACCGCTGCAAGGAATGCGTCCCACATAGTCTGCTGACATAAAACAATTCCAGCGAGCCAAAAGGCTCAATATGCGGGCACATGTACCAAGGTGGCGACGCGGTCTCCAAAACCGTGTGTGGTGGGTTCAATTCCCAACTGTCCGTGCCATAGGCGTGACATCTTGCCTCGCAGCCGCACGGAGCGTAAGTCTGCGAAAGTGGTCTTTCCTGTGCGCTGTATGAAAGCGGCAGGACGAAGAATTATTTGGCTGGCTCCGGCCTATGAATGAAGAAACGGATGCGACCGACATACCGGGGGATACCGGCATTGCTATACTCTGCGCGAGTGCCGAGGCGTTCAAGCACCAAAAGCGGAGAGCCGCTGCCGTGGGCAAATGGCATAGCGCCTGCCCGGAAGTGCGGCTATACCGCTCAGAAGTGAGTTGTGGAAAAGACATTGCCACCTGCTGGCAAACTGTGTAACCCATGTTTGAGAGCTTCCAGAAGGCCGCATGGGAGGGGAAAGACTGTTACTGTAGCCAAGGGGTGGGGGCTGGTGACAAACAAGGAGGGTTTACATGGAGGATATTTCGAAGCTTCCGTATGCTGCATGGCTGGAAGAAGCCATAGAAACAGTTGTAGGTGTATCGCCAAAATCGATCTGTATTGCAGCAACGGCGCATGATGGAACGACATTCACAGGGTATTACAATGCTGATGCGCAAGATAAGGCTGTGTTTTCGCACCACATCCAAAGCGATGTAACGATGGATATCATCAGGAATAATGCCGACATGATTAAATCCATATTATCCGAGGCAGGAGATGAACAGGAGTGATACATAATGGCAACAAAGAAATCTACTGCCATTGCAAAAACAAAGGATAACCGACCGGAGACCGGCAGAGGCGGCAAAAGGAACTTTCCTTCCTGCCTCCCTGACCTCAGTAGCGATGAAGATAGAGCGCTTGTATCTCAGCTCCTTACAGAGGTGCTTGTAGAGTATAGACAACCAAAGGTAAAGAGTGACGAAGAACTCAAGGAGAGAATAAACGACTATTACGCGCGCTGCGCACAGACAGGGCAGACACCAACAGTAGAGGAACTATTCCTGTCTACCGGCTACGCAATTAGCACAGTTAAGGACTGGGAATACGGGAGACGCAAGGGATTTAGCCCCGAAACAGCGGCCATAATTAAAAAAGCTAAGGGTTTTATGCAGACTTTTGACGCAAAACTTGTGGTTTCCGGGAAGCTAAATTTCCTTGCCTATTGCTTCCGTGCCAAGAACTATTACGGCATGGTGGACAAGCAGGAGATGGTTTTGACACCGAACCAACCGCAGATTGAGGGCCTGACTCCCGAACAGCTCCAGCAGAAGTACATCGAAGCCAGCGACTTTGATGCAAAATGAGCCGAAACCGAGCGACTTTTGCACGACTTTCCGTTAATTTTGGGAAAGTGGGCAAGAAAAATCCCGCCTTTATACACGGAATCTTGTAAACGACTATGATTTTGGGGTAAATAAGCGACTTTGGCGCAGGCGCATGCGACTTTCACAGCGACTATGCCAGCGACTTTCCCGGAGCGCCACGCACGGCGAAGCAGCCGCCGGAGACCCCAGGCCGACACCGCCGGAGCAGGGGACAGTCACCGACAAGGCCACAGGGGAACAAGGACGGCGGCAAGCTGGCAGCGCAAGCGGGAA